ATTCTAGTTAAGAAAAATGAGATTAGGCCAAAGGCGGAAACACTACCTGAAAAGATTGAAGTCTTTGTTGAAAAGCATGGTAATCCAACCACTCGCCATCTTTCAAACGCTGAGAAGAAAATGTTTAGGGAAGTAAATGAAGTATTGGAAGCACTTCCAGAACGAAAGCACGAAAGAAGCCAAAAGCATTGGAAAAATGAAGAGGAATTTGAACTCTTGTGTAATTTCTATGAATTGTCAATTGATGAAGCAAGAAATCAATTTGGTCGAAGTTATGCTTCACTTGCTCAAAGGTTAGAAATGATTGTTGATAGTGAACAACCTGAACATATTGCTATGCTTAAGAAGGCCGCTAAAGTCATTTCAAAGCGAAAGAAGGAAGAGGCTAAGAATACCAATATGAGCCGTTGGAAGCGTCGTAGAATAGCACGAAAGGCTAAGAAGGCGGCCAAGTTGGAGAAGAAGTTGAACAAGTTGCGAGGTGTTTAAAATGAGTAGTTATGACCCTGATTATTTGGAAGAGATGGATAAGCAAAGTATTCAAGCATTTGAGGATATGGTGGAAGAACGAGCATTCTTTCAAGATGCTATTGAATCTTCTATTATGGAAGAATACATTAGAGCAGACAAGGACTTTACGAATGAGTTCTTTCACCTTTCTATTTGGAAAGCATCAACTGTTATTCTAAATGGGCTTGAAGTTCAAGTAGTTGTTGATGGTGGAGATAAACTACATATCTCTTACGGAACAGCAGGTTTTGTTGATTTTAAGATTGACCCTGTTGGTATGAAACTACCTGTAAAGTGCTGGATTCATACTCATCCTTTTGGAGCCGCATATTTCAGTGGTACTGATTGGAGAACTGTTTCTATTTGGGAACCATTGATGGAAAGTGCCTATGTTTTAGGTGGTCCCGAACATTTCGGACATTGGGAACAATCCACCCCAAATGAATTATGTATTCATAAAAATGGATTATACACAACACAATACAAGAATGGAAGTGAAGAAGAATGAAAGAAGGAATTAGCACAATGTACAAAAATCAAGATAGGCCAATGCAGGAATATGAATTTATTACCTTAACTGAAAGGGCAGAAAAACATTCGAGTCGGCATCCCTCAGATTCCAATGTTCCCAAAACCGAGCGTGGGGTGACTTGGGGAAAGGCTGGCAAAAGGACAGCAGAACTCAAAAAGTTCTATAAGACCCATGTTTATACATTTGTTGATAAAGACATGAATAAGGCTTGGGTGCGAATTGCTGGAAAGGAGGAAGAAGAATGATTAATTGGGAAGAAAGAATTGCACAATTATTTAATTGGATTAATACCGTAGAAGAAAATGGCTATGATGATATAGATGAAGAAACTGCGACAATTATCCATAGGATTGTAGATGAATTAGAAAGCACTTTGTCAGATAATTCTGAGAAAGCAGAAGATAAGCGTAAAAAGTTATTTGCATCGCTTCGAGTAATCGCTGAAACAAACTTAGCATCTTCTTGGCCTCAACGACGGGGGATGGATTGAATGATTTTAAGAGGTTGCGGAGATTGGATTCTTGTTGAAACAGAACAAACAAGTCGAAGTAGTGGTATTATTAGCAAAGCCGATAATAAAGGTAAGTGTCTAAGCACTAGCAAGGAATACGAATACTTGGTAGGTAAAACAGTGTATTTTGATAATACAGGAACTAAGTATCAAATGATTGGTTCTTTAACTGTTGTACCCTTTACTAAGATTTATGCCTATGAAGGTGATGAATGATGAGTCATTTTGAAAGACATTGGAATAGTGTATCAAAGAAAGTCTATATGAATGCCGTTAATCATGGTTTTTGGAAAGAAGAACCTAATGATGGTGAACGCATGGCTTTAATCCATGCTGAAATTAGTGAAGCACTTGAGGCTCTTAGAGATGGAAACCCTTCATCAAGTAAGATTATTGAGTTTTCTTCTCTTGAAGAAGAATTAGCCGACGCTGTAATTCGTATTATGGATTATTCGTTTGGTAAGGATTTGGATATAGCGGGTGCGATTCTCGCTAAGATTGAATACAATCAAAGCCGTGAATATATGCATGGCAAATCGTTTTAAGGAGGAATAAGATATGATTATACATGGAGAAAAAGTTAAAGAAAAACTACTACAAGGAATTAATTTGGTTGCTGATACAGTATTACCTACACTTGGGCCACAAGCAAAGACAGTAATTCTTCAAGGTAGTCCGCCTGTCATTATTAACGATGGTGTGACTATTACGAAGTATGTTTCACATGAAGACCCTTATGTTCAAATGGGTGTTCAAATGGTTCAAAACTTGGCAAATAAAGCACAAGACAATTCCGGTGATGGAACAACAACTGCTTGTGTTATTGCGAGAGCATTGTGTGAACAAATCAATAATGCTGATGTTGCGAACCTTCATACTCTTTCTAGGGAATTGAAAGAAGCACAGAACATTGTTATTGAACACCTTGAAATGATGGCTTGTGATATTGGTGATGCTGATATTATGAATGTCGCTACTATTGCCGCAAACAATGACGCATATCTTGGTGGTCTAATTAGCACTGCTTTGGAAGGAGTCGGGCGTGATGGAATTATTACTGTTGAAGAATCAAATAGCCATAGAACGAGTATGGTTATTCGTAAAGGTTTGGAGATTGATGAAGGGTACTTAAGTCATTTAATGGCTAATGGTGAAGATGGTAAAACAACATTCACTAACCCTCTTATCTTTACTTCTAATTTGGCTATGAAGAATTTTTCAGAAGTATTGCCAATGTTGGAAATGGCCGCAGTAGAAAAGCGACCAATTGTTCTATTCGTTAAAGGAATGGATGGTACAGCATTAAACAATATCATTATGAATATTCTACAAAAGACAATTGAAGTTGCTGTTGTCACCGCACCTAATTTTGGTGATGCTCAATTAGATGAACTTGGTGACATTGTTTCTATTGTTGGTGGTAGACTTTATACTGATGAAAGCAAAGACGACCCCGAATTGGTGACTCTTGATGAACTTGGTAGTTGTGAGAAGATTATCATTACAAAAGAATCCACTACTATTATTGGGGGTAATTCTGCTGATGAGAGAATCAATACTCTTAAGTCAGTATTCGATACAATTGATGATGATTTTGATAAGAAGCGTTTGAAGAAGCGAATCTCTCGATTGAGTGGAGGTATCGCTACAATTCAAATTGGTGCATCTTCATCTCTTGAAATGCGTGAAAAGAAAGAACGGTTGGATGATGCTCTAAATGCAACTAAGGCCGCACTTGCTGAAGGCATTATTGTTGGTGGTGGATATGGTTTGCTAAATGCTAGAAAGAACCTAGCAATTGAAAAGACCGGACATAAGATTGTTTATGATGCACTGTCTGAACCTGCCGAAGTTTTACTGCAAAATGGTGGTCATGGTGATGTACCTTTTCCTGTATTCCAAAATGGAAACCCGCACTATGGTTATAATGCTCTTACTGAAAAGTACGAAGATTTGTTTGAAGCAGGAGTTATTGACCCTGTAAAGGTGACTAAGGGAAGTTTTAATGCGGCTATTTCAATTGCTTCATTGTTCTTAACTACTGAAGTTGCTGTTCTTTTGGAGGAATAATATGAAAAAGAGAGCAGTGACAGTGACATTACCAGCACCTCATAATGCTGAAATACCTTGTCCTATTTGTGAAGGAAACAAATGTAAGGTTTGTGGAATGAAAGGTAAGTTATCAATCAAGGTTGCTCCTAAGATTCCTATTCAGCGAGCGCACATCATTAAGTATGTTGTTGATAATATCCATGAAGTAGCAAGTGAAATCACAAAGACTTATGGTTTAGTTCCAGAAATGAATACTATTGAAGTAATTAATGTTAATGATGGACAATATGAAATAGTCCAAGTATCTTCTTTAGGTGGTTCTTGTTGGATTGTTAATAGACTTGATGATTTAGATACACCAAGATACTTTACTTCAAGAAAGGAATTAGATAAATTCAAACAGGGGTGGTTCAATGAGTGATGATTTTGAAACCAAAGGAACAATAGCCAGAAACTCAACAGATGAGATTCTTATTAAAACAGGAGAGTATTATAATATCAAAGTCTTGGATATTCGTTGGCACTCTAACAACAAGCCAACAAGGAAAGGTATTCGTTTGAATATGGAAGAAGCAAAGAAACTATTAAGTGTACTAAAGAGGGTTTTAGATGAGTGAATTTCAAGAAAAAAGAATAGCAGAATCACAGGCAAGAAAAAGTGTTCGCAAGGCAAATCAAAATAGGCAATATGGAAACGGTGCTGTTCCTAGATTTGCTTCAAAGGCAAGTGCTATTGTAGATTTATTTGCTCAGTATGTTGAAGAACAAATGCTTTACGAAACAAACACAGGCAAGGGTTGTAGAGTTCAAAAGCATCACATTGAGAGTTGTTCAATTAAATTTATGAATGTCATAAATTTGTTCATGGAACAGGAAAGAACAAATGTGGCTCTTGTGAAGCAAGCACTAAATCAAAATAAGGAGGAAGAAGAATGAATTATGAAGAACATTGGCAAACAGATAAGTCCATGAACATTTGGGCTAAAGGAATGAGAAAGAAACTTGAAGGTAGATGGCTTGATTTATTCAATCAGCAATTTGCTACAATGAGTAAATCTAACCAATACACCAAATCAACATATGTTATGTATTGGGAAATACAAACAGACGAAGAACTTTCTAAGTATGCGATTTTTATCAGTCAAGCAACACTAATGACAATGGCAGATAAGTTTCTAACACTTAATAAAGTCCAAGAAGCAAATGCTGTTCACATGATGAATGTTAATTTCACAAGATTAATAGGTGGTCTTAGTGAAGAAGAGTGATTGGGAATACTTAGCAAACGCTATGTGGTCTTATTCAGAAAAGAACGAAGGAAAGATAAGCAACCTTCTAAAAGAATTAATTATAAAAATAAACAAAGGAGAAGTGATTATAGATGACAATGAAAAAATTTACGAGATTATTAGAAGCGACGGAGTTATTGACTCCAACACAACAAGCAACGCTAATTTCGAGGGAACTGGAGAATTTTGAAGACAAAGCAACATTCTTTGCTATTCTTTCGCAAGAATACCCATCCAATAATATTGGGCTTGCGAAAGCAAAGAAGTGGCTAACTAAAATGTATAACTGTTTTGATGATGAAATCGAACAAGAATATAATGTCCATGATGATTTAGGCGATGCTATTTATTATCTTGACCCATCAGCAGTGACTCAAACAGAACACAGTCTTGCTACATTTTACAGGATTCTTTCATTAGATTGTGCAGGTGTAGATTCCGAGGCGTATAGAACAGTTGATTCTTTCTTAGCAGACTTATCTGCCTTAGAAGCAAAATGGTTCATTCGCTATTGGTTGAAAACAACAAGAAATGGTTTGCGGGATGGAGTAGTAAAGAAAATTATTGCAAAGCACTTTAATAAGAAACAGGCTATCGTTAAGAAGCATTGTAATTTTAATTCAATCGAAAGCGTAGTATCTCACTATGAGCGTGGAGAAGAACCTCCGTGTAATTTAACTCATGGTAAGTTCATTAAACCTATGCTAGCAAAAGAAGTGCCTATGAATAAGTGGCCTAAAAACAGAATCGTTGATTATAAGTATGATGGTAATAGGTATCAAATCCACAAAGATGGAGAAGATGTAATTATCTTTAATCGTAAAGGTAATATCGTGACCCCTCAATTCGCTGATGTTGCAGAACTCATAAGTAATTACGAAGTTATGCAAGCGATTTTCGACGGTGAAATCTACCCAATCAAAGAGGACGGAACGCCCGATGAGCATAAGAAAATGGGTACGAGAGTGCATTCTAAAGACCATACCGAGGCCATGAATAGAGTGCCGGTACGGTGGGTTATCTTCGACTGTTTGAAGTGGGGAGAGCGCACCCTTATGGACTTATCTTATTTTGAACGATTAGAGATTTTTAAATCAAACCCAGACCAAGCGCACCGTATGGATAAAGAAGGAGATGTTATGGCTTTTTACCATCAAGCAATAAATGATGGGTTTGAAGGTATTATTGTAAAGGATGCTTCTATGCCATACGAAGCGGGCAAAAGAAGCACAGGTTGGGCAAAATACAAACCGCCACAAATTGAATTAGATGTGGTTATTCTTGCGGCATCTTATGGGGAAGGTCGTAGGTCAAATGTATTTGGTACATTTGAAATCGGAGTAAAGTCTGATAATGGTTTTACAAACATAGGTTCAATTGGTACGGGCTTTTCCGATTTACAACTAATTACATTAACCGGACAACTTAGAAAGATTGTGGAAAACTTTTCTGATGGACGATATGAGTTCCTTCCAAGAATTGTTTTGGAAGTAAAGGCCGATTTGGTTAGCACTGATGCAAAGGGAAATATTGGTTTGCGTTTCCCTCGGATGAAAAGAATCCGTGACGATAAGTTCGTAGCAGACATTAACACTATTGAAGATGTGGAGAGATTGAAATGATTGAAGTAGGAGGATTAACAGTAATTGACTTTAAGACATACTCATGTATTGATATTGATAAAGACGGGTATGCTCATTTAAAAGATGTGACTACAACACAAGGTAGGCCAAAAAAGATGAAGGCAACGCTTGTTCCTTATTTCAAAGATAAAGAGTTTATTACACCCGAACCGGAACCTGCTGAAAAATACAAGATGAATACTACTTTCAGTCTTCGTAAGATTGCTACGAGTGAAACTGATTTATCAATCAGTCATGGTGCAATTAGGCTATTGAAGGAATGGACAGATACCGCCATACGAAACATGGTTGCTAATGCTGAAAGAAATGCTGTAATTCGTGGTAAAGATACCATTGAAGCGGCTCACTTCTTTTGGTTGGAAACTAATATGCAAGTTGAAGGCTATTGGCCCGACCATAATGATTATGCAAAGAAAGAGGAATGAATATGTATAGTAAAGATATGTTAATAGGAATTATGTTAGGAATGTCTAAAACTGACATTTACCTAGAAAAAAACGATACTTCTCAAATAGGGTATAGGGTAAGACTTAGAATTAACTTGAGAGCAGACAGTGATTTTCTTCTTGCTATAAAGAGAAGTCTTGAACAACATCAAATTGATTCTAAGTATAAAGAAGCAGAACATAAAGGTAGGCCAAGACCTATCCTTAGAATAGGGGGAATAAAGACATTGTTTAAGTTGATGCAGTTAGTACCCGAAGAACTACCTGATGCTAACAATGAGTGGACTACATTTAGAGAATGTGTGGACATTGTTTCCAATGGTCGCCACTTGCAATTAGAAGGTCTTGAAAGACTTTTTGAGTTGAAGGGGGTTTAATGTTGGGATTTACAACAATGGATTTAAAAAGACCAATACTCTTAACCGGAAAGACAGGCTCAGGTAAAACTACAAAGGCAAGAAGTATGCTACCCGATGCTTTTCTTTGCTATGCTGATGAAATGGAAATTAAAGATTTAGGCTCTCTACCAATAGATAACGGTATCATTATTGAAGATATTCATATTAAACCAAAGAAGGATGCTATTCTCAATGTTCTTAGAAAGTTTAGAGGTCAAGTTATAATCACTTCTTTGAATGAGAAGTCTGTACCTAAAGACATTAAAGCAATGTGTCAGATTAAAAGAGCAGGTTCTAATAAGTTTCTTAGAGAGAAAGTATTAGATATAGCACCTCGCTCACAAGAACCTCTAACTCTTGACCAAGACACCTATTCATTGGTTTCTATGTTTCTAAAAGAATCAGATAGAGATTTAGTGGCAAAGATATTAAAACACAACAAACCTTCCGATACTCAAGTGTTGTCTTGGTTAGTTGAGAATATGCACCCAAACAAATTATTATTTGTTGATGGTGTAGTTAAACGAAGATGGTCACAGATTTACTTTTACGAAATGTTGGCATACTGTCATGGAGGTAAAACTTTAGGACAGGTAAAAATGCCTAAGCGTGGGAAGTATTCACAGAAACCCAAACTAATTAAGAGAGTGGGTATTAAAACAGGGGAAGAAAGATTGCTTAAGCAATTTGTTAAGGACGAAGAATTTGTAGCGTATGCAAAATCTAAGTTAAATAACGGCGAATGTCGTATCCTAAAATTAGGAGAAAAGAGAAGAAGAAAAAAGACTGACCCTATTAAGGTTCAGCAAACAACATTGGGGGATTACCTATGAAACAAAAAAGACTTAAAGAAAGAATAAAAATTATTTTAGAAGAAAATAGAGAACTAACAACATCGGAAGTTATGTTTGAGTTAGAAACTAGACCTTCTATTACAGGATATAGAAAGGGAAGAAAAAAATTGAAAACTAACACAAGGCATGATAACCCGACTATCACACAACTTGCTATGCTTCTTAGAGGTATGGCAACTAAAAACGGTTTCTGTAATGAAACCAAACAAACAATATGGAAATTAAAAGAGGAAGATGAAAATGTTATGGACAGAAAAATACCGGCCCAATAAGATTGGAGAAATTGTAGGACAAGAACACTTTGTTATGGATGCCCAAAGTTGGGTTGAAGAAAATAATATGCCTAATGTTTTATTATACGGAAATCCCGGAAATGGTAAAACAGGTGCGGCAATTGCGTTAGCGAAGGATTTCTTGAAGGATAGATTCAAAGATAACTATGTAGAAGTAAATGCTTCCGATGATAGACGACTTGAAACAGTTAGAACTATGATTAAAAATGTTGCACAAAGTGGAACAATAGGAGATGTAGCATTTAGAATAATGTTATTAGATGAGATGGATGGTATGACTAATGATGCACAGAACGCACTGAAAAGAATCATGGAGCGTTATGCGTCTAATATTAGATTCATTATCACTTGTAATGATAGAAGTAAAATCATCCACGCATTACAAAGCAGGTGTGCTAACTATCATTTTAAGCCACTCACTAATGAAGTCATTTTTGAAGTAATCAAATCAATACTTCAAAAAGAGCAAATAAATGTCTTTGCTGATGATGAGTTGGCAACCTTCATATATGAGGTGGATGGTGACTTACGCAGGGCGATTACTGAGATACAAGCGGCCAAATCATCGGGCTTCTCGTTATCAAAACAAATCGAAACATCTCATCAGGAATACAATGAAATACTAATTGAAATCTTAAATAAGAATCCAAACAAAGCACTTGCAGACCTTCATAAAATTATTTATGAAGGTCGTAGCGTTAAACAAATCTGTTTAGGTTTGCATAATGCTGTAATTGCTTCGGATGGCTTGGATAATACTACCAAGTATAAACTGTTAAGAACAGTCGGAGAAAGCGAATATCGTTCAACTACCATGACTCCGAAAGTATTACTATCATGGATGGTTGGACAACTAATCTGAAAAAAAAGGAAGTGAAAATATGTTAAGCGAAATAATGCAAAACGAAATAGAAAAGAGCGCACAACACATGAATATGACTGTGGAGGAAGCAACTGAAAAATACACCAGCATTTGTGCTGAGAATAACATTGAGGTAAATGATAACTTAGGTTTGGGCCTTTGGCGAAATTTTGCCGCACAAGTTATTCGTCGCTCAAAACAAGGTCAAACAACGCAAAGTTCTGGAAGTAATTCTCTAACTAAGCAGTGCTTTGGTTTCTTTGTTGCTTTGGAAGCACCAAGAGATATGATGAGTTGGAACCGTAATAGAGCAAAGGAAGAATACAACCGTGATTCGGATAATGCTTTGAATGAAGGCCATGTAGCAATTGCTACTCAAAATGCTTTGGGTAAGTGGATGATTAGCCGTTATCATAATGGTGAATATCAAGAACGAATGGTTGCTGATTTACCGGAAGGTGCGGAAGAAATGCCAGATGGTGTAATGGTCATTCCTTTGGATAATACCAAAGCATACATGAATGGTGGAGAAAACCGTAATTATGGTAAGCCTTTGCCTTTGGAACAAATGCGACGAAGTGGTATCTTCTATGGAAGTGTTGATGGTGGCGAAATGAAGTCATATCAATTCTCATACAAGAATCAAGGCGGAGTTGAATTTACTCCTAATTGTTATGAGTTCATGCACTTTGTTGCAATTCCTTCCGATGACGGAACTAATCTCTACGGAATGACTATGACAACAAAGAACAGTCTAATTGCCAATTCTGAATTGGACCCAGAAAACTCAGACTATCGAGATGTTTCTGAATTTGACTTTGTTAGTACGCTTGCTCAAGCGTATGAAAAGCATCTATCACCATTAGTTGAAATTGATAGGGCGCATATCACAATGCAAACTCTTCCTTCAAAGGAACGCTTTGTCGTCACCGATGGTACTGTGTGTAATATGAATATGATGCCTACTTCAAACGGCAATCGTATTTTGAATATTACTGATTTGAATGCTGAATTTGACTACGAGAATGAATCTAACATGACTACTTGTTGGATTCCTGAACACATTGATATTGATTTTGGTATTGGTTCTTCAGTTATTGTTGTTGGTAGAACTTCTCAAAGAATGATTGATGGCGTTGCAGAACCTGTGACTATCAATGTATCAGCAGTTCTTGTGACTGAAAAGCGAGGTTCTCCGGTTGAAGTCAATTCTCCGGTTGAAGAATCTTACGATTGGTTTTGAGTAAGTTAAACTAATATTCTTAAGTGCGTGTGTAAGTGTATTCCAATGAATGACATTCGGGTAGGTGCGATGCCTACTCTCTAAGGAGGAAAAATAAATGAATGATGTAATAGAAAATAAATTCATTCTAAAGGGAGAAAGTTATATTGCAGATTTGCAAAAGGTTGACTTTTTAACTTGGAATGAAAATGATAAAAGGAAGGGTGAATACTTTATGAAGTTCCACATTGGAACTAAGGAAACAAGGTTTATTTGCTCATCGAAGAATGAACTACTTGGTATTATCAAATCTTGGTGTGCCGCTAATGGTAAAGATGTAGATATAGATGAAAATGATATAGGTGATTGGCTTGCTAGGGAATAAGAAAGAAAAAACAAATTTTAAAGAATTGATGGCTCAAAAAAGAGCGCAACGAAAACCACGATTGGTATTAGGTATTTGGGGAGAACCCAAAACCGGAAAAACAGGAATTGCATTAGACTTCCCCGATAAGAACATTTATGTTCTTGATTGGGATAATGGCGCAGATTCAACACATAAAACCTGTCATGATGCAACAGAACGAATCAATGTATATTGCCCTATTGTAATGCGAAAAGATAACATTATAGATTTTGATAAAAGTGAAAAAAATTCCGAGGATTTTATTACCTTTGCTAAAGAACAAATGGAAGCAGGTGAAGATATTGTATTCGTCATAGATGGCGTTGATACTTGGTTTGAAAGTTGTATGTTAAAAGTTAATCCTAACCCAAGAGTGGTGACAAAGATTATGCCGTTTCAGTATGGTAATAGGAATAAAACATTCGATACTTTAATGAGGATGATTTTCAATATGAATTGCGATATAGTTTATATTACCCATGAAGCAGAAAAGTATATTGATAATATTGCTGTTGGTGTGCGACCTGTTTGGAGAAATTGGGGAGGAATGTTGGAACAAGAGATTTACTGCTCAAAGAAGAAGGTAAAGAACGAGTTGCATTTTACTGCTGAATTAATGGCTTCTAGAACCAACGGTAATTTAGTTGGAAAGAAATGGACTGTGCGTGAAGGAACTCCCCCTAATATTCAATGGAACGGTGTTCCTGAATTAAGGGAGGGAAAGATTTGAAATTTGCAGTAGATAACAAACAGATGGAAAATGCTTTGACAGACATTCAGGGTAAAGGAAAGTATCTTGGTAATGGTGGTCTTAGTTCATCTAAAATGGGAAACTATTTTTATATGGTACTCGAAGGAAACAATTTAGATTTGTGGAATGGTGACTTGACATTCGGTATGAATATCACTTTAACGGTTGCTGGTATTGAGAATGGTTCTTTCATAGGTAATGCAGATTTAATTATTCCTTATTTGAAAAAGTTTGGTGAAGCAGTACATTTTGAAACCGGTGACTTTTTGAAATTAACTTCTGGAAGTAAAGTTGCTTCTTTACCTATGGTTGTTAATCACCCAAACATGGAAGCCATCACCCGTATTCGTGAAATGGTAAAACATATTTCTTATGAAGAGGAACTAGAAAAACTTTGGGCTTTTGGTTCTTCAAAGTTTGAAGGTGCTTTTAAATTAAATAGAGATGATTTCAATGAAGCAATTAGTCTTTGTGAATTAGTTAAGAGTGGAGTATTCAAATTGAACTTTGAAAATGGTGAATTAACCTTCTCAAGCACGACTAGTGTTTCTAACAAATACGAAGAAAAATTCGAATTAGAATCACATATTGGAGATGCGGCAACATTGGAATATTCCGGCCCATTACACAGATTCTTTGAGAAAGGACAAGAACTTAACTTTTATGTAAAAGATGAGTTTCCTTTGCTCATTGTAGCCAACAACAGAAAGATATTAAAAGCACCCTATACCGGTGGTAATTAAAATGATAATTAGTAAATGCTTAGACGAAAAACACATATACACAGCATGGCGAGAAAATGGCGAGCGTAAATTTAAACTTGAGGCTTTCGACCCTTACTTCTTTATAGAAGACGGAGAGTTTAGGTTTGATGATTATTCAGCAAGCCGTCACATTACCCGACCATTTAAGTATATTAAAGGCGATTGGGTTTCTTTGCAAGGTAAGCCTTTACAAAAGGTTGTTGTTGAAAAGGCTAGTGATATTTACAAAGCCCGTAAAAAATGGAACAAGACCTTTGAAGCAGATGTTTCTATTACTAACAGATATGCTGTTGATAAGATTCACGAAATGCCGGAATACGAACTTCGTAAATGGTATTGGGATATGGAATGGCAACAAGGTGGAGAACACCATGATGAAATTACTACTATTGTAATGTACGATAATTATGATAAAGAATACTATCAATGGGCTTGGTTCCCTAATTATGAAGGAGAGCAACCGTTGTTCTTTGATGATGAAAAGGAAATGATTGAATCCTTTATTCGAGTTATGGTAAATAAAGACCCCGATATGTTAATTGCATGGTTTGGTAATTTTGCAGATATTCCAAAATTGCTTGAAAGGTGCTGTGCTTTGGGAATTAACCCCATGCTCATGTCACCAATTAACCGCATAGAAGGGGTAAAGAAGACCCCTAACGGCCTTGTTTTCACTAAAGGTGAAAGTGGGTTCAGTCCGGTCCAACAGCCCATAGGGGGCCGCATAACCCTCAATTTAGACCTTGCTTTTGAGCGACAGTGGAATGATTCACAAAGAGGAACATTACCATCAATGTCTTTAAACTATATTTCTGAAGAAGTTCTTGGTAAAACTAAGTTAGTGTCTAAGAAATTCCCAGACCCAAATGAATTTTATCGCAGGGCTTGGCTCGAAGATACAGAAACATATCTTAAATATGCTTTAGTTGATGTTGAGTTAATGGTTGAAATTGATGAAACAAACTTTTGTAGCGAAGCAATTATCTCATTACAGCGATTACTGTGCGCTCCGTTTGAATCTTGTTTCTATGCAAGTAATATGGGTTCGATATATTTTATGAGGAATGCTACTTGGAAAGCACCAACGGGTGATAAAAATATTGAAAGACAGGATTATGAAGGTGCTATGATTTATGACCCTCTTAGTGAAGGAACGAACGGACTACATCTTAATGTAGCGGCTTTTGATTTTGCAGGATTGTACCCATCAATGATGATTGCTCGCAATATTTCATGGGAAACTAAATCAAACGAACCTACTGAATTTGGTGTTAATATTCTAACACCAAGAGATTTCTCAGAAACAACAAGAGAACACACACTTTATTACAAAACAGATAAACTTGGTTTATTGCCAAGAGCCGTTCTTGAATTGAAGACTTTGCGGAATGAATATAAGCGGCTCATGCGACAGGCAAGAGAGGCCGGAGATTCTAAGGAAGAAGTAAAGTGGCATAACAATCAAATGGCAGTAAAACGCCTAATGGCTTCATTTTACGGAATTGTAGCCTATCAAGGATTTGGTTGGGCTGATGTAGATTTAGCCGCTAGTATTACTGCTAGTGCTAGAGAAGCAATTAGATTAGCGGCATTTAAAGCAAAGGAGATGGAAGGATGAGAAGTGACATTTACAGTTTTTTAGCAAC